TTAATCAGTGACTGCGTTTTCCTGATTCACCTTCTTGTAGGTGTCGTAGGCTTGATCAAATTCGTAGAGCTGCTGCACCACGGTTAGCTCCCGGGCCCAGGTGTCCATGCGCTCGTCCTGCCGGCGCAGTCCCTCGACCAGTGTGCGTAGCAACGCCGTCATTTCCGATGACTCGCCGAGCAGCCCGGCGCCGGTTGGCGTGTGGCCGTCACCCTCAGTGGTTGGGCCGCCATCTCGAAAGCTGCCCCCACCACGCTGGCGCTTCTGCTCCAGCCACTGCTCGACCTGGATGACCTTAGGGTCCTGGCGCATCCATTCGGGAATCACATACTCATTCTCGTGCACCAGGCCCGCGACGGCAAAGCCCTCCTGATCCAGCAGCTTTCCGCTAAGGCCAATGCTGAGCTGGCTCAAGTCGAGCAGATTGCTGCCGTTGCGGCTGAGTGTGCGGCCGCCTTCGCGGAAGCCGGCCACTTTGGCCGTGGCCCCAGCAGCCCCAATGACTGCCAGCGCGTTGGTACCAATGGTATAGGCCACGCCCAGCGGCACGGTAACGGGCGGCGCGGAGGCGGATATCTTGGCCCCAGCCTCGCTGTTGGCGGCAATCTGCTTTTGCAGGCCGATGCCGATTTCGGTTAGCGCAATGGCTTTCTGAGCGGCGACAGCGGCTTTGTAGATGAGCGACTTCTTGCCGAAGAAGTCGCCCAGCATGTTCACTTCGTCCGTGCCGATGATTTTCTTGGCCGCTGCGAGCCCCTTCTCAAACTTGAGCAGCCCATCCTGCTCGGCGCGCACCTTGGTGACGTGGTCGGCCTCGCCTTTGAGAATCTCAGCGTTTTTCTTTTTGGCCTCGGCCGACTCGGCCCCATACTTTTCCTTCAGAAACGCCAGCTCGCGCAGCGCAGCGCTTTGCTTGACCAGGTACACGGCGTCCTGAAAGGCTTGCTCGTCAATGACGCCGTTGGCCAGGTTTAACTCTAGCTGGGCCACCCGCTCGGCCGTGGCCGCCGCCTCGTCCGCCAGCTTCTGGTCGAGGGCCACCTGCTTTTCTTTCAGGTCCTCTTCGGCAAACTTTCCGGCCAGCTCACGCAGCTGCAGGTCACGCTCGGCAACAATGGCTTTCAGCCGCTCCGTATAGTCCAACTCCTGCCCGCTCAGCTGATTGACCTTCTTCGTGGCCTCCTCGAAAATCTTCTCCCGCTGCAGCTGGCGGCGCTGCATCTCGTCGCTCAGGGCCTGGCCGTCGAGCCGGGCGTGCAGCGCCGAGCGCATTTCCAGCAACCCGCCCTCTTGCGCTACCCACTCCTTCAAATCGTTGAGCCGCTGCTGGTCCTTTTTCCTCTGACGAGCCTGGCGCTGGCGCTCCGCCGATTCCTCCTTCTTAGCGCGTTTAGCCGCTGCAGCCTCCGCCAGGCTATCGTCGCCTCCCTCCTCGCCGTTCGTGGCTGGGTCGGCCGCGGTACCGCCGTTGGCGCTGCCGGCCTGCGCTTGGGCTTTACGCACGATGCGGTTGTCCTTGGCCCCTACATAGCCCTTGTAGAAGTTGTCAGCCGCGTGGTAGCCTGCCTTGTAGGTCAGGTCCGATACGCTGTCGAAAGTCTGCTTCAGCCCGGACTTGATTTTAGCGGTATCCAGCGTGAAGATGCCGACCAGCAGGTCACCTACCCCGCCGAGCGTATCCCAGGCGGCCTTGGCTACGCCCTTAAATGTCTCGACCAAGCCCCCAACTACGCCGCGAAATACCTCACTCTTATTATAGAGCGAGATAAAGCCATCGACCAGGGCGTTGATGGTACCCACCGTCAGGCGTACGCCGGCCGTGAGGATGCTGAAAAGCCCAATCAGAAGTTTGGCCACAAAACCCACGGAGTCGCCCTTGTCAGAAACCAGGCCCAGGCTCTCGGCAACGTCGTAGAGGTTGTTGTAGAGGCGCGTGCCCTCTTGCCATAAGTCGGCGAAGATGTCGCGCACCGGCTGGGTTTTGTCCCAGAGTCGGCCCAGCCAGTCGGTGGCCTTGCTCAGCCCGTCCACGACGAAGCCACCGATGGTTTCCTTGGTGTCGGCAAACTGCATTTTCAGCGTACCCAGCGGCCCGGCAGCCTTGCGTGCGGCTTCAGCCGAGCCGCCAAATTCCTTGTTCAGCTCGCCCAGGATAATGCGCTGCGCGCCGGCCGTGTCGCCGGTGGCCACCAGCTGCTCGATGACTTTTTTTTGCTCCTCGGAAAACGACACGCCCACCCGGCTCAGGGCCGTGATGCCCTTGATCGGGTCGTTCAGGGCCTTGCCTACCTGGATGCTGGCCCCTTTCAGATCGGCCGGGCCGTCGCCGGCCATCTTCTGGGCCAGATCCTGAATGGCGGGCATGGCCTCCTGGAATACGCCGTTTTTGATGTTGGTGAACGTGAGCAGCAGCGAGGCCGAGGCCTTGGTGTCGTCATCGTCGAAGAGCGTCAGGCCCATGCGCGCCGTGGCCAGCTCCTCGATCTGCTGCTGCGTGACGCCGGCTGCCATACCCGTGCTCTTGATCGTAGCCTCCAACTGCGCGCCCGCCTGGGCGGCGGACTCGGCGTCGGTTTTGGCATCTTTTAGAAAGCTGAAGGCCTGACCGGCCAGCTCCAGCACGCCACCACCTGTGATGACACCCAAGGCGCTGGCCATGCTCTGTTTAAAAAAACCGCTGCTTTCCCCTGCGCCCTTCAGCTCCTTGTTCACGCCGTCGATGCGGCGCTCCAGGGCCTGGTAGTCTGCCAGCATTTTCGCGCGGCCCGGGTCGTCGCCGGACAGCTCGTGCAGCTGCCGTTCCAGCAGTGCGGCCGCCGACTTCATCTCCTTAAAGGAGGCCGTCACGTGCTGGCCATTCAACATGACTTCGCGGTTTTGCTTGATGAGTTGATCCTGCTCAGCGGCCAGCTCCTCAGCCGACTTAACGTAAGTGCGCTGGGCCAAGGTAGTTTCCCGGATCCTGTCGCGCAAAAGCGCGTGGTCGTTGATGAGCTGCGCCCGGCGCGGATCATCCTGGCTCATCTTGACCAGCTGGCTGTTCATGATGGCAGCCGCAGCCCCCATCTCCTTGACGCTCGCAGTAGCCTGCTGAGCATCCAGCAGAATCCGTACTTTCCGTTCTTCGCTGTTCTCTGCCACTTGGTGCTTTGCTTAAAAGTTAATATTCACATCCTCCGCCGGCAGCGCATCGCTAACGGCGCTGATCAGAATGGTGCCGTGCAGCTCGCTCATCAGCTCACTTAGGCGTTTGGTTTGGTAGGCCATTTCCTTAGCGTACCACTTGCGGGCCTTCCGCTCGCGCCGCTTGAGCTGGCCGCGGCCGTTGCGGATCCGGTCGTAGCCGTCGTCACCACGGCGCACGCCTTGGCCCATGCCGCGGCCCACGCCCATGTCGATGAACTTGCCGTAAAGCGCGTAGCTAAGCTGCAGCTGCAGGCGCCCTTCGGCCCCACCGATGACCTGCTGGCGAAAGCTGGCCATGAGCGCCCCGGTATTGCGAATGCGCAGCTGGCGCATGTTCTCGACGAAAGCCTGCACCGTAAAGTCTAGCCACTTGGTGGCCAGCTCCAACTCGGCTGTTTGTATCTGTATCATCGGCGCACGGGTCGGTAGGTGCAGCGGGCCGACTCCAGGCGGCGGGCCGTGCTAGCGGTGAGCGACATCTTCTCCCACAAATATTTGCGCGGGCCCAGCAGCTCTTTGCGGCCCGGATTCAAACTGAGCAAATCGCCCACTCGAAAGGGCACCACCCGTTCCTCGCTGCCGGCGCGGGCCAGCAGCTCCAGCCAGGGCTGGTGGCACTGCGCATAGAGCCCGTTTACGCCAGCCCACTGCAGCGCCAGCGCGCTGCCCAACTCGCGGCCGTTGGTGCACTGCGGGTAGCCTCCCTGCAGGCCGCGGTCGAAGAGCAGCCGCAGCCCGCAGCGCGAGTCGTCGCCCAGCTCGTAAGCCGGCGAGGCGCCCTTGGCCACAATGTGCGGCATCAACTGCCCGGTCGGGCCATCGGTGAGGCAGTGCAGCGTACCGGCCTCGGCCTTGATGGGCAGCTTGCCGGCACCGAGCACGAGCTTGGCCCAGCTGTTATCAAAGCCCTTGAGCTGCTCGTCCTCGGATTCAAAGCTGAGTTCCAAACTGTAGCCCTCGTAGGCAGTGGGCAGGGCGCGCGTGAGCTGCCCGGCGTCGCGCACCAGGTACGCGTCGTCGAGCGCTACGTCGCGCAAGCGCACGATGCGCAGCTCACGCCGGACCAGGTCGAAGTCGTAGCCCAGGCCGAAGAGCTTCTGCAGCTCCACGAGCAGCCCCCCTACCTTCAGCTCGGCCGGCACGTGGCGGCTCAGCACCAGCTCCGGCAGGCGCACGCCCGCCCCGTCCTCGGCCACCCGGTTGGAATAGGCCACCAGCTGCCGCACCGACGCGTCACTGAGCCACTCACCCGAAACGGTGTAGCCGACCGTGGCCAGCACGCGGCGCAGTAGCGGCACTAGCCGCAGCTGCGGGGCCACGGCCACGCCGGTATAGCTGCCCCCAAAATACGGATTCAGGTAGCCTGAATACGCCGGGTTTTTGTCGCCGTAAAACGCGGTGTTGCGCATTATGCCCAGCGCATAGTCCGGCGCGTCGGCGCGCAGCTCCAGGGGCACCTGGCCTAAGTCCAGGGCGCTGAGCTGCAGGCCGTCGATGCGGCTTTGCAGGTCCGTAGCGCCGGCCACGAACTTGTACTGCAGCAGTCGCTTTTCAGGCTGATACTCTTGGTACACGAGGCTGCCCACCCGCCAGAGCAGGCCGTCAAGGTAGAACTCCACCGGCTCGGGCGCCGGCAACTCGCCCTGGGCGGCCAGCACGTGCGGGAAGCCCAGCTGGCGCAGGTTGGGCGGCGTCATCGGCAGCCCGAACGGGTAGGTGGTGACGCCAGGCACGGCGTCGTAGCGGAAGTAGGGGTTGCTGATTTCAATGCCCACGGTGCCGGGCAGCAGGTCCAGCCAGCCGCGAGAGGTTTTTAGCCCTATCATGGCAGTAGCAGATCCTGGCGCTGCACGGGCGGCACCGGCACTCCGGCCGGCACCACCGGCAGGGCCGGCGTGTAATGCCGCTCGCGCGGCAATTGAAAGTCCAGCTCCAGCGTCTGCTGCCACTCGCCCTCCTTGAGCACGGGCACCGTGCGGGTTTTCACTGCGCCCGGCAACCACCGACGCCCGGGGCCCAGCAACAGCACGCGGCGAGAAAGCAGCAAATCCTGCGTCGTGGCCAGCCACTCGCGCGAATTCTCGCGCGCGCCACTGGCCAGCTTCACCACCGGGCGCAGCGAACGGTCGAGCACCAGCACGTCGCCGGCCAGCGCGTCCGGAAACGGCACTGGCCCCCGCTCGGCTTCCTCGCCGCTTACTTCCGCGTCCAGCTGGGCCTCGCCCAGGAAGGCGACCGTGTTGAGCCCACCCAGCGAGTTGGCGTACAGCACGTAGCGGCGCTGCGCCACCGGGCGGCGGTCGAGCACGTAGCGACGCCGCTCACTCTGCGCTACGCCGTCCTCGTCGACCACGAACACGTCCCAGCTCACCAGGTGCTTGCCGGCCGGCTCAGGCAAAGCCAGCTGGGCGCGGCCGGCCGGCAGGCAGTAGAGCTCGTAGCGGCGCGGACCCTCCACCTCGTCCACGAACACGGTGGCCGTGCTGCCGTCCTGGTAGCTGGCCACGGCCACTTGCCGAAACAACGCCAGCGTGGCCGTGGGCACCTGAAAGAGTAGAAACTCGGGCTGATCGGCGGCCACCAGCAGCTCGCGCGGCTGCCAGGTGAAGAACGGGCGCTGCGCGGGCTGGTAGGACGTGAAAAACGTGCGCTGCGCCGCCTCGTAGCCGCTTAAGCCCCCCAGCAGCACGTAGTGCTGCAGCAGCGTCGTCGTGCCGGCACGCTCAGCCGGCTCGCCGTACACCTCAGCGTGCTGCAAATAAAAGCGCCGAAACAGCGGGTCGGCCCGGGCGATGCGACGCTGGTCGGGCGCCGGCACGTAATAGTCCAGGTACGCGTCGAGCAGCTCCTCGACCTGAAACACGGTGCGCCCGTGCCGGTCGGCGGGCTGCTCTACGGGGGCGCCGACGCGCACAAACTCGCCGCTCAGATACTCGGGCTCGATGAACACCTCGCACAGAAACGTGAGGTTGGGCTTGAGGCTGGGGTCAGCGCGGTACGCGTCGCCGGCATCGAGCGGCAACGTGATGGGGTTGCGCGAGAAGTAGTAGCGGCTGGCCTCCAGCTCCACCGACACCGTAACCGTCGCGCCCTCATTGTCGGTGATGGTGCACTCGTAAGTGCCGGCCGCCAGGTTGCTGCGTGCTGCCGTCGTGGGGCCGTCGGCCCAGGCGAACGTATACGGGGCCACGCCGCCACTCACCGTAAGCAGGATTGAGTCGTCGAACTTGCGCACCACTACAGCCAGGCGCGGGTTCTGCTCGACCGTAATGACGCGCACAAGCGAGGCGCCCGTATCGGCCGTGACGGTGACGGTGTAGTCGCTAGCCAGCAGGGTGCTGCGGTTCTGCGTGGTCGGGCCGTCCGCCCACGCGTAGGTGAACGACGTGGCGCCCACGGCCGTGGGCAGCAGCCGAATGGCGCCGGTGGCCTGGCCGAAACGCAGCACGCGGTCCACTTCCACGCCCAACGTAAGCGGACGGATGGCCGGCAGGCTTTGCTCAGAGTACACTTGGTTCAGGCGCGGGCTGGTCGTGGGCTCAAAGTCCCACTCCAAATCGTACGATCGGGCCGTGAGGGTGATGACGCCGTTGTTGGTCGCCGCATCCGCAGCTACCCCCAGCGTATAGCCGACTGGCTGACCCAATGCCAGCAGCAGCGCTTCGATGGCGTTGTGCAGGGATACGGCGTTGGCGTAGCGCACTTGGCTATTGCTACCAGCACCCGCGCTGCCACTATAGTCGCCCTGGCAGTAGTACTGCTGCGGATCAACCGGAAATTGATCGGCCACGGCCTCAAAGCGCCGATAAGCCCCGTTGAGCCAGATGGACAGCTCGTCGCCCGGAACCGGGGTGATACTGTTAAGAATGAGTTGGGCGTACCGTTCTCCTGCCATGATTTAGATAAATGCGTCGGGGGTGTAAGCCAGGGCCTGGTTGGCCGGCGTGACAAAGTCGAAGTCGAAGCGGGTGCCGTACCAGGTGCCGTCACCGAGCGGGCCCAGCTCGTCGCTGGTGATGCTGCCCGGATCGAAGCGGTACTTGACCTGGTACTTGCGGTCGGCCAGGATGGCGCCCAGCAGCTGCTCCCCGGTTTGCTCGGTGGCGTCGAGCACCAACTCAATGGCGTCGTGGTTCTTGGTCTTGACCTGCTGCAGCACCATGAAGGCGCCCGAGCGCAGGCGGGTGCGGTTGTCGCCGGCCTCGCGGTACAGGGTGTGGAAGCTCTCCACGACCAGCACCTGCTCGCCCGGGCCGGGCTTTAGGCGCACGCCGATGATCTTGGTCATCAGCTCGTGCATGTCCACCACCTTCTGGTAGGGGTCGATGCTGACCACGATGCGCGCGTAGCGCGGGGCGGCCTCGGTGTGCTGAATGAGCTTGTGGCGCGTGGCCAGGCCCCGAAACAGGGAATTGTAGTCGGTGGTGCGCATTAAGTGGAGTGTTTTACTTTGGCGTAGTCGCGGGCCAGATCCTGCATCTCGGCCAGGATGGTGCGCGCGTGCTGGCGGGCGGTTTGCTCGAGCGTGCCGAAGGCCCCGCCGGAGAGCTTGCGCAGCACCCGACCCCAGTCACCGGCCTGCTGCGGGCGGGCGGCGTCGGCCTCGTGCACCTCGAATACTTCCGGGAACTCCTGCTCCAGTTGGCCGCGGCAGCCGCGGTACCAGGTCGTGATGGCCAGCTTCTGCGCGTCCGGAATGCGAGTCAGCAGCGTAGCCAGATACTCGGTGCGGTGCTCGTTAAAGGTCTCACGCCGGTCGCCCTGCCAACGGGCGTCACTCGGGCTCAGGCCCGGCACCAGCGGCCGGTAGAGCGTAGCCAGAAACCAGTCGAGGGCCTGGGGCGAGCGGTGCGTGCTCCAGGCCCGAAAGTAGGTGTCAGCGAAAATGAATTCGCCGAACAGCAGGTTGCGAAAGCTGCCACGAGGGCCCACCCACCGGATCCGGGAGTCCGGCGCTTTTAGCTCAGGCAGCAGCTGCTCAGTGAGGCGCTGCTGCTCGTCGAACAGGAAGTCGGTGGCCGAGTAAAGCTGCACGCACTGCACGGCCGGCAGGGCCAGCAGCTGAGTGGTCGGCACACCGCTCAGCAAGGCCAGCAGCCGCAGCTTGGCCGGCAGCGGCGGGCACTCGGGCCCGTACAATACGCCCATCACGCCCAGCAACTGAGCGCGGGTGAGTTCATTCCAGGAGGCGGGCACGAAATACTTCGTGCCCCAGATCTGCAGCGGATTCATGGGGCAAAACTGCCGCCAGCTACCTCGGTGAAAAAGGACACAAAAAAGCCCCACCGCGTGAATGCGATGGGGCAGCACTGGCGGAAGTCAGGCCGCTATACCAGCGTTACGACGCCGCATTGCTTTAGGTCGCTGACGAAGTTGGCCACGCTATCGATGCGCACAATAGAGCCGTCGTACACTTTACAGCGGGCCGCCATACCTTCCATGAAATCCTCGATACTAACCGAAGGCACCCACTGTTGGGCGTCCTGGCGTAGACCTTGTATCAGGCCCAGGTCGGTGGTGGCCGTTAGCTGGCCACCACCGAGTATGTTATATGTAGGCATTCTATCGGGTTTGGAGCGCCGTCCGGCGGCGCTGGTAGTAGGTGGCAATATCGCGCTGGTTAAAGGTAGCAAATTCGGCTACAGGCAGGTTTGGCATTACGAGACGGGCCTTGGAGTAGTCGACTAAGTTGGTCAGGAATTTAACCCAAAAGCTGATCTTCTCATAGTCCGTGCTGCCGCTATGCTGGCGGAATTCTATCGTACCCTGGCGCGGGAAGCTCTGCATGTTGACCTTGTAGTAGCGGCCGCCCCCATTAGCCGCCAGACTTAGTTCCGGTACCGTGGTGGCAGCGAGTATCTGGCGTTCCGCTTCGACCATCGTGCGGGCGCGCTGCAGGCTCTGGCAATAAGAATTGGCCGAGCCGCGGCGGGCGGGCGGCATTATTTGGTCGATGCTAGTTTCCATGACCAAGTAGTTGCGCACCAGATTTTTCATATTGTCTACGCTCAGGTCGCGTGTGCCCAGGTGTACATGCAGGCCGCAGGAATTATTTACCTGTGCCCCACAGATCTTCAGGGCGCGGCAGGCGCGGGCCAGATCCTCCAGGCCTTCGTAGCCCTGCAGCACTGGGCTTACTAGCTCAAAGCCGTTGGGGCCGGTTACGCTGGCGTCGCTTACTATTTTCCAGTGGGGGCGGGTGTTGTGGTTGTAGCTCTCGCCTTCCGCTTCCAGGCCTTGTGCGCGCAACTCCGCCAGCAGGTCGGCGCGGGTTACGCCGAAGGCTTCAATTTCTACTCCGAAGGTGCGGGTGAAGGCACCAGGCGTGAAGGGGGCCAAGGCGGCGGCTGTAGCCGTGTGGGCCGGCGTGGCCAGGGCGGTGGTGGCGCGGCTGGCTACCCAGGCGGCGTATACGTTCTGGGCGAAACCGTAACCTACGTTCATCAGGGTAGCTACCTCGCGGCGGCTCAGGCCGAGGCCGAAGAGCTGCTGCATTTTCCACGTTTTAGTGGTACCGGCGGTAGCGAGGATTTGGGTAGCAGTCATATTCGTAAGTCGTTGTTTGCGTTCCGTTTAGGTGATACAAACAACGCATCGTTTCCGGCCCCTATCAAGTTAAAAAGCTTGTTTTTGAGTGCGAGAGCGCAGATTCCATGCACGGTGCACTTACCCGACTGGCACGGTACAATCGGGCACAAAAAAGCCCCGCAAGTGAGGCGAGGCTTTCTGCAGCGACTAGTTAGTTCCTAGCTCTTCAATCCGTTTTTCCAGCCCGGCCACTACCTGCAGCAGCTGCTGCTCCAGGTTGCTGAGCGGGGTAAGCGCAAACAGGTCGTAAGCCTTCAAGATGGCCAGGCCCTCCCCCGTTCCAACATAAGCCGGAGCGGCTTTGGGCAAGCGGGGCTGCGGCTCCGGGGCCGGCTCCTCGGGCGCCGCGGCACCAGGCTGCCACTCGAAACCATCACCGGTACCGTTAGGGTCTGGGTCTTTATCCCGGCCGAAGCCAATGGGACGAGTAGGGGTCTTAGCCATGAGGGTGCAGCTGTCGGCGGCAAGCCGGGGAAATCGCTGCGAACATCCTAGAAACACGCTGCGCGTGCGCCAGATATACGGGTCATGCTCCCGCTCTACTCCCCGGCCGTTTTCGATGACGGCCAAGGCGCAAGCGCAGAAGTGTTACTAAGATATTCGCGGAACGAAGGTAGGAAACCAAACTGCCCCAGCCAGCACGGCCAGGGCAGTTTATTTACTTTCGCCAGGGTTTAAGCCAGCAAACCAAGCCGATGACGGCTATGATGATGGACGCTGTAGTGAGTTGCCGACCGGTGATGCCCTGCTGCACCGACACGTCGGAATCAGTATTACCCACATTTTTGAGCTTCACCTTGCCGACCGGCACGTTAACGTTGGCCAGGGCCTGCGTCTGCGCGTCCGTCCAGCGGGCCACTTGCTTGGGCGAAGCCTGCGCCGGTGGCGGCACCAGGTACGGTGGCAGGGTGGCCTGCTGCTGCAGTTGCGCATGGGTGGGGGCAGCTACCAGCGCAGGTACCGAACGCAGGGCGGCGCAGCCAGCGGCGCAGTAGAAGAGCAGCAGAATACCCACAATAAGCGTCCAAGCCTTGAATCGCAACCCCTTCATGGCTTCAGGAATAAGGCGGCCTCGCGCAGGCGGCGCGCTTCGATGGCCGCGCTGGGCTTGCCGTTCACGTTGCGCCAGATCCGGAAGTAGTTCTTCAACGCGGCCGGGTCGCGGACGGCCGTGGAGTTGACGTAGCGCACCAAACTGGACTTGGCCAGCGCCGCTTCGCCCAGGTTGAAGGCAAAGCTCACGAGGGCGTTGAACTGGTTCTGGGTCAGCGGCACCGTCACGACCCGGTTGACGGCCGCTTCGAAGCGCGCCAGGTCTTGGCTGAGCAGCATCTGGCTCTGCTCACGGGTGATACTCATCCGGGCCAGCACGTCGGGCCCGGTGTGGCCCACACCGATGGTGGCCACGCCGGCTGCGCACAGATACGTTTTGAGCACTTCGCCTTCTTCCTTGGTGATGAAGGCCCGACCGGCAACGTCGGTTTTCATGTTTGCGCTCATACAGCGGGGGTTATGGCGCCCTTAGCGGGCACCGTAGGTGAATCATCAATGGCGACGGGCAACTCGTCCGGGGGCGTCTTGCTGCGGAACTGGCCGGTTTCTTCCCAGTCGCTCATACCGCGGCGCAGGAACTTGGGCAGCGGCAAGCCCATACCGCCAAGTCCGCGTAGGTTCTCGTCGATGCTCTTGGTTTCGATCAGCAGAATGAAGAAATAAATGGCGCCCTTCACGCCGAAGGCCATGTACTCGGCCCAGGGAAACTTGCTGCCGTCAACCTCGATGTTGCAGAACACGTGGGCCACGACGATGCCCACGCCGTAGTCGCGCAGTTTGGTGAACATCTGGCGCATGCCGCGCGAGTGGAAGCGCCCCTGCCGAAAGCTGCGGGCCATGCCCAGGCCCGTGTCGAGCAGGAACAGCACCATGAGGAAGGCCAGCGCGTTCCAGTCGTTGAAAATGTACTTCTCGAACAGCTGCCACGCTCTTTGCAGCACGGGTAATACTCGGGGGTTCAGGATGATAGAAAGCATTAGCAGAAGCGGTAAACGCGGGATTCCGCCGTATTCAGGGGCGTCACTGGCGTGGCGGGCGCCCGGTAAGGGCCCAGGGTGAAATAGGTCGCGTAGCGAGTAGCCGAAGCGCGCTGGTTGAGAAAACCGCGCATCTTCTCCAGCAGGATGTCGGCCGCGCGCTGGGCCTCGAAAGCCCGGGCCTGCAGCAGCTGGTCGAGCCCAGCGTCGGCCTCTTTCGCGTTGGAGTCGTCGACGCGGGCCACCATCAGCTCAATGCCGTCGCCGGTCAGCCGCAGGCCCAGCTCGGGCACGGCCCTAGCGAGCGTGGAGCTGGCCAGCGCCGGCCGCACGAACTGCTCGAGCAGTTCCTCGTTCTCAGGCGTCACGGTGCGGGTGCGCACCTGCTCGCGCAGCTCACTCAGAAAATCGTAGCCCAGCTGCGGCTCCAGAACGAACAGCTCCTGCCGCACCAGCAGCGGGCGCAGGGCCTCGAACACCGGCCACGAGTCCTGGATGTTCTCAAAGCGGCTGAACTCGTCGGGACTGGTGAGCAGCTGCCGGCGCCGGTTCCGGCTCGGGCCGGCGGCCCAGTCCTGCAGCGGCAGTTCCGTCGTGGTGGCGTGATTGGCTTCCAGCCAGCGCAGCAGCACGACCATATCGGCGTAGCCCTTGCGGCTGAGCGTCTTGGCCAGGCTGTTGATCTGCCACTGAAACGCCGTCTTGTGCGTGCCCGTGGTTTGAATGTGCACGCCAGTCTCGTCAATGCTCACCTGCAGCTCGTCCAGCGCGCCGGCCAGACTCAGCCGGGCCAGCGGCGCCTGCACCAGCCGCAGCAGCTCGGCGGCCGGCGCGTCGTGCTCGGGCAGCAGGCCGGCCTCGTACTGCGCGTCCAGCCAATGCAGCAAATCGGCGCCAAGTACCGGCAGCAGCAGCGCGCCGCGCAGGCGCTCCTCTTCCCGGCGCACCGGCTCGGGCACGTCGTTGGTTTGCACGCTCACGTAGCGGCGCAGCTCGTCACAAGTCTTAAGTAGGGTCAGCAGCATAATTAGGCAGCTTTAGCCGGGGCCTCGGCGGCCTGGTCCAGCGTATTGATTTGCGGGTTGAGAAAGCGAAACTCGATGTCGGGGTCCCAGCCGTTGTAGTCGCGCACCAGGTTGAGCGGCTCGATGATGAGCTGCTGCAGGTAGTAGTGCGTGGCGATAAAGGCGTTGAAGGCGACGCGCTTGTCCGAGCCACTCCCCGCCCCCATGCCCTTGCCGGGGCTGATGCCGGAGAGCGTCGGATCCACCTGAAGGGCGGTATAGATGTGGGAGCTGGCCTCCTGCGAGTCCTCGATGTAAATGCCCGACTTGATCTTGTCGTCGATGGCCGTCACCTTGAAGGCCTGGATGAGCTCGCCCGACTGCGGGTCGGTGAACGTGATGGTCAGAATCGACTTGCCGGCCCCATCGGCGCCAGCCATGGTCTTCTCAAACTCGGCCAACTCGCCGGCAATGATGCTGCGCCGATCCTCGGTGAGCTTGGTGTCCCAGTCCGGATACTTCCACTTCCAGTAGCCCTCGTGGGCCTCGATGATGTACTTGAGGCTGAGCTGGTTTTTGAACAGCGCCTTCTTGAACTCGGGGATGGCCATGGCCACATCCAGCCAGCCCGACTTGCGGATGCTGTTCCAGGCAATGAGCTGGTACAGGGCCTGTCCGGGCGAAGGCAGCGAAAGCGGGTAGATGTATTTGTAGCCGCGCGTGTCGGCGCGCAGACTCTCCACCACGTCGAAGTAGGGGTCGAGCACCGGCACGCTGGTCGTAAAGCCGTCACCGGGCTTAGCGTCCGGCCAGTTGGCCGAGATGTGCAGCCATTCGGGCACAGCCATGCCCGGCTTGGGCACGGAGTAGCGGCTGAAGGCCGTATCTGGCACGCTCAAACTGGTGATGATGCTCCGGTCACGGCTCAGAATCAGCTCCGGGAAGCCGTTGGCGAAGTTGACCAGGTTCTGCAAACCCTCGAAGCCATACCGCGGGATGTTGGAGCGCTGGAAAAACGCCTTGATTTCCGGGCTGAGCACCCGCTGAAAAATTTCGTTGCCGTCCTTGTCGTAGTCCAGCACCTTGCCGTACACGATGCCCTTGCCGTAAATGGCGCGGGTTTTCCAATCCAGCACGGCCGGGATGATGCTGCTCCTGGAAATTTCGGTCAGCACCTGCTGCGGAAAGTCGTTGGCGTCGCCCCACTGCGCCACGTCGCCTGTTTGTCCCATCACCAGCGGCGAGGTGGGCGCATCCCCATCGGCGGTGCCAGTTTTCACGCCGGTGCCCTTCGCGGCGCCCATAGCGCCGCCCAGGCGGAACACCGACCCGTTCAGGTAAGCGACGTTGGCGCCGCTGTTGAATACTACTTGCTCCATTTAGAGGAAGATTTTGCGGCCCTGCACGGCCACGATGAGGTAGATGTGCACCTTCACCAGCTTGCCGGTGCGCGTGTCCACCAGGTTGCGGGTGGCGTTGGTCCAGTGGTGCGGATTTCGGGGAAGTGGCAGCGGCACTTGGCTCTCGTCAATGCCGGCAGCAGCATCTTCTTCGGGCGTGGTGAGGCGAAACGTGGCGGTTTTGATGCGCTTGCCGCGGCCGATGCGGGCGGCGGGCAACGTGCCGAAGGCGCCGGCCTCACCGGTGCGGCGGTTGGCTTTCACGAAGCGAACCGACACCGGGGCCTCACCCTCGAGCAAAGCCAGCGCGTCCTTTAAGCGAAGTGGTGCGGGGGTTTCCATGTCGCAAAACTGCCGGCCGGCGCACCTCGCAAAAAGGACACAAAACCGCACTTACACGCTGGAAACGAACGAAAAAACTAATCTCACTGCACCCCTTGAATGCAGCGCGCACAGGCCGATTATGGGACTTTCGGGCGTTTTACAGTCTCACTCGTGTAGCGCGGTGCCCCTGCTTGCACTGTCGCGTTTTGGCAGCTGCCGAAGGCTACTTCGGGGATATCTGTGGGAGCCGGGTAGGTCAGCCAGGCATCGAGATAGGACACGCACGGTATGCATCCACCGAAGTAGCCGCTGGCAGTTCGTGGCGTAGGCTATGTGATGGTCATGTGACAATACCCAACAAAAAGCCCCCATGCAGGCTGCATGGGGGCTTCTTCTATGTGACGCGGGGCAGGCCTAGACCACAAGCATCTGACTCCAGTCGACGCCGGAGTTGATGATATCGGTGCCGCAGCTGAGCATGTGCAAATCCACGTTGTCGGTGAAGTGGGTGGCATGGTGCGCCGGGAAGTTCTTGTTCCGCTCACTGGCCTTCACCTTAAGGATGCGGCCCTTGCTGTCCTGGCTTACGGGCGCCAGCAGCATGGCCTGTACCACGTCCTTGGTATTGACCTTGTTGAAGCGCATACGCAATAGCTTTGGGTCACGCTCCGAGAGCAGCGTCTGGGCCAATTGGTAGCGCGTGGGGTGGCCCGGGATGCGGGGCAGGCCGTAAGGCCTAACGCGCCAGCCCCGCTGCCGCAGGCCCCGCATGAACTGCTCATTGAGCGTATAAGCACTATCCGGGCGGCGGGCATTGCCGTACTCTTCGTCACTAAGAAACTCTACTTCCTTGCGTAGGTGGGGCTGGTAGTAGCGGCAGAACTCGTTGAGCAGGTCGTCAATGAAGGCCGGGTGCTTGACGTATAGGCCTTTGAGGAAGCGGTACTCCCGCTTATCCAGGTGCGGCTGCCCCACCACCAGGGTCGTGATAGTAGCGCCCCAGTCTACCGACACGCGCAGGGCCTGGTGGCTCCGGCAGTCACTATCGGAAAGACTCGTGGCGCTGGCCACGTCGCCGGCGGCCCCCAGCTTCTTCAGGTTGAACTCCAGGCCCAGGATGTAGCTGTCGTCGGCGCATTCCTGCACGTGCACGGCTTGGTTGAGCTGCGGGTAGAAGCCGCCCTCGACCGTGGTGGGGCGCCGGTTCATCATCTCCACCATAAAGGTGAAGTCGGTCATGAACTTACGCTGGTCCAATAGGTACTGCAGGCCCAGGTTCTGGATATTATCAAAGGCGTTGGCCTCTGAGTAGAACGTGCCCTTGTTGGCGGCTGAAGGGAAGTACGATACCTCCCGCATGAGCTTCACCACCTCGTCACGCCAGATAGCGAGCCGCTCCTCGTCGCTGCCGGCATCCAGGAAGCGCACCTGGGCGTCGATCAGCGCGTTTTGCCGCTCCACCAGGTCCACGCCGTGGTTTTCGTAGTAGCTCGACTTGTCGAGCAGCCAGCGGCCCTGGTCGCCCCAGGGCATGGAACTGAAGAGGAATACGCCGTGGTGCTTCGGGTTTTTGCCGAAGTAGTGGCCGTTGCCGCGGTTGGTGGCCGAGAGGTCGGCGTCGAGCTTGTTCTTGTCGAAGAGCAGGGCTTCGTCGCCGATAAAGCCGTCCACGTTCAGGCCGCGCGAGCTGGAGCCGCCGGCATCGAGCGAGACCAGGTGAAACCCGGTCCCGTTTTTGAAAATAATGAAGTGGTCGTAGCTCAGTGGCCCTTCGTATGGCCGGTCCCAGTTCAGGGTCGGGGGCGGCTTGCGGCCGATGTAGAAGTCGCGGTTAAGTTTGTAGCCCAGCCGCTCCAGCGACGAAATGGTGCTGGGCAGCGTGCGCGAGAGCACCTGCTTGTAGGTCGAGCCCACAATCACCCAGCAGCTGCGGGGCATGGTCTGCACGATTTCGTGAATGTCCCAGGCAATGATGCTGGACTTGCCCGTACCGCGGCCCCAGACGCTGACGCCCTCCTTTTTGCCGCGGGCCGTGATATAGCGCAGCTGCGGCTGGTTGAACTGGAGCTTGACCTGATCAATGACGACCATCGCCCGGGCCCTCCTCGCCCCTGGTTTCGGCCAGCATGACTTCCATGGCCTCCACGCTAAACACGTTTTCACTCACCGCGCCCTGCAGCAGCTCGTACTCGGCATCCGACACGTCATCGAGCTTAGTGATGTCAAAATTGCGGGTTTTGGGGCCACGAGGACCATTGTAGCTCACGTGGATGACGTAGTTGGTGGCCCCACCGCCGTTGCTGCCGTCCTCGGCCGTATCGGCCCGGTTCAGGCCCTGCAGCGCGGCCAGGAACTTGCCCGCGGCCAATGCCCCGCGCACGTCGGGCGGGCGCTGGGTGAGGCAAAGCTGGAGCATCATCTGGGTGTGCGTAATGAGCATGGCCCGGGCGCCCTGCTTCTTGACCTTCTTCAAATCCCCCATCAGGTTCTGGGCATCGGCCAAACGCCGGTAGCACGTGGCGCGGCTGATGCCGAACTGCTTAGCCAGCAGTGGCCAGGCCTGGTCGAAGGTGTGATAGTTGAGCAGTAGCGCGTAAGCGGCCTCCATCTGCTGGTTCATCAGCTTATCAGCCGGCGACAACGCCGCCAGCCCGGGGCCGGTGCCGTCGGCCTCCTCAATGCTAGCGGCGTAGATGCGCTCGACGGCCGTCGAACCCGGCCCCTTCAGCGTGGCCGGCACACTGGTGGCGGGCAGGTTAGGCGGCAGCTGCGTCGACATACTCGTTAAGCTGGGCCTCGGAGAGTTCCTCCCCGTTGCGGGTGATGCTAAAACGGCGCTGATTATCGTGCATGAACTGGGCAAAGCGGCGCACGTGCACGTCGACGTAGCACGGATCCAGCTCGATGCTGTGGCAGCTGCGCTGGGTCTTTTCGCAGGCAATGAGCAGACTGCCGGAGCCGCCGAAGCCGTCGAACACCACGTCGTCCTCCTTGCTGGAGCACTCCAGCAGGTATTGCAGGATATCGAGCGGCTTCATCGTCGGATGGTCGGCATTGCGGCTCGGCCGGTCGAAATGGAGCACCGTGGTCTGCTTGCGGTCCGAGTACCAGGGGTGCGCGGCGCCTTCCTTCCAGCCGTAGAGAATCGGCTCGTGTTGCCAGTGAAAGTCCTGGCGGCCCATCACGAAGGCCTGCTTCACCCACACCAGGCACTGGCTCAGCTTCAGGCCGGCCTCCTTCAGGGCCAGGCGGAAGTTGGCGCCCTCGCTGTCGGCGTGAAACACGTAGATGGGCGCGCCCGGGACCGAATAGGCGTACACGTTGACGTAGAAGTCGTAGAGAAACTCCCGGAACGAGGCATCGTCCATGTCGTCGTTCTGGATGGTCAGCGCATCTTTGGTTTTGCCCTCGTACTTGACGTTGTAGGGCGGATCGGTAACGGTGAGCTGCGCCAGGCGGCCCTGCAGCAGCTTCTCCAATACGTCGCTCTCGGTCGAGGAGCCGCACACCAGCCGGTGCACCAGGCCACGGCCCACGCTCTGAAACTCGTACACGTCGCCCAGCACGCTGATGGGCGTGGCCGGCGGGGTCGGGTCGAAGGCCTGCTCCTCGGCCGGCGGCAGCACGACGGCCTGCAGGGCGGCCAGCTGCTCGAGCACGGGCGCGTCGAGGATGGAGTCGAGCTGCAGGTGGGCGAAGTTGTCGAGCAGGCTTTGGTAGTCCCACTGGCCGGCGCCAACGTTGCTGGTGACGTTGTACTCGTCCAGCTCGTCTTTCGTCAACTGACGGTTTGGCACGCGCACGTCGATGAGCTCTTCGCCGCGGCCCAGGTCCACGAGCACGGCTAGGCGCTGGTGGCCGGCCAGCACGACGTTGTCGAGGTTGATGGCCGGAATCTCGGCCAGGTTGAACTTGCGGATGCTGCGCGTAAGCCGCTCGCGGCCCTCGTCAGTGAGCGTGCGCGGGTTGTAGCTCAGCGGCACTAGTTCGCGCACGCGGCGCTGCTGAGTGGTCCAGGAAAGGGGAATCAGTTCTTCAGACACGGGTCGTAGAAGTTAGTTTCAATCGAATCAGGGTGATGTCGGCCTCCAGGGCCGGCAGCTCCGCGGCACGCTTGGCGTTCTTGCGCACCTTGGAGCGGGTGGCGACCAGATTGTCGAGCCGGCGGCGCAGCTCGCCCTGGTCGACCACGTCGGCCAGCGCAACCGGGCCGGCCGGCAGCGTACCATGGCTGAGCACGTGGGCGACCAGCTGCTGCAGCTGCAGCACCTGGTCGCCAAGGGCCAGGATTCGGAGCGCGTGCTTACCGCGGTCCTTCTCGCTCAGCCGCGGGGCCGTGAGCTGGGCGTGCAGCTGGCTGCGCTCGTCGCGCAGGCCGCGCAGCTGGGCCCGCAGTGGCAGCAGCTCGGGCGAGTCTGTGTGGACTTGCGTGGGTTCCGGGACGACGGCAGAGGCCGCTGGAGCCGGTTTCGGTGGGGCGTCTGCTGGTAGCGTGGGGAGTGGCACCGGCTCCAGCGGCCCACTGGCCAGCGCCTGCAGCTCCCGCTCCAGCACCTGCCGGCTGTAGCTCGTTTCGCCCAGAGCGAAAAGCTGCCGGTATACCGGGCTGCTGCCCAGCTGCGCGTACAGGGCCACGCCAGCCGCAAAATCAGTCGGATCAGCCAGCCAGCGGATGAGTTCGGGGGTTTGCATGCTGCAAAACTGCCGCGGCCTACCTCGGGCGAAAAGGACGCAAAAAGGAATGATTCGCGTCTGCCACCCTTGGAATTTGCTCTTAATTAACCGAAAAATGAATGTCACATATCCTAGATCATTGTCCTTGAGCAAGCGTCAATCCGGGGCATAAATTGCTAGCATTCCCATACCCAATCTGTCGTTGCTTCCCATGAATACTCAATCGCAAGCCCTACCCCTGATTGCCTTGCTGCTGCTTGGTGGCATACCGAGCGACATACCCCTGCCCGACGTTACGGCGCCGCTTGTTGCTTAATTGCTGGATTGCCTGGCTGCATCGTCAGCGACCATCCTACGTACTACCTCCGCCTCCCTTCCTTTCCACAACCAACTCCCAGGCTCCGACGCATCCAGTCGGAGCCTGTTGTGCGTCTGGAGCATGCAAGAGACGCAAAAAAGCCCCAGCCATTGGCTGAGGCCTTTTCCTCTCACGCACCGTTCCTCTCACAAACCGGCTTTCTTGTGCCCGCCTGGCGTCCGGCTCTTCTTGGCTTTCCTCGCTACCAAGTAGGTGAAGAGAGGGTCCTTGACCAGCTCATCGGCCTCCGCGAGCGTGAGCCGCGTGAGGTCGATTTTGCGCCGGAGCCGCTGGATCTCGATAACACAGGGCGTTATAGTGGCGGTATACTTCTCCGCGACTTCCGGCAGGAGCTGGTGGGGGGACTGCTTGCTCATCTACCTATGGGCCAGGCACTGTGGCGGGCTTCTCGATGACGTCGCCCTTGTAAATTTTGATGCCCACGGCGTAGCACTCGGCCTTCACCGTGGTGCCGCGGCGGCCGCCCGAGAGCTTGCCCGAGCCATAGGCCGGCGCCAGCTCGACCGGCAGGCCCTCCGCGCCCACTTGGATGTAGGTGCCATCGGCATCGGGCACGAGCATGATGCCGTCCGTGTTTTTAGCGATGTTGAACAGCTCCAGCGACTCGGGCTTGTTGCCCGGGTGGAAGCCTTCGAAGCTCAGCTTCTGGCCGCGGCCGTCCCGCTCACCCACTACCTCACCCTTCAGCTCGTTGGAGTCGAGCGTGATGTAGATGCGCAGGAAGCCCAGCCCCATCTTGAAGGCATGGTCGGCCGTGATGACGGCCGACGTGCCGGCTGGCGCGGTGGCCACGAAAGCCGGCGCCTTGGCAATGGTCTGGAAGTAGCTCATGGGCGCCCAGAGCACGTAGCCCAGCAGGCCCGGCGTGTTCTCGGTGCCGTCCAGGCCGCCGAGGTGGGTCAGATTCGACAAATCCATAGGGAGTATCTTAAAACGATGATGGTGTCGATTAACCGGCTATTTGGCCGCCTTGGGCACCAGCTGCAGCAAGCCGCTTTTGGTCTCGATCAGGTGCTTGACAGCCTCCTTGTTCTTGCCCAGGTCCTCGGCTTTGATCAGCTCGCCCTTCACGGTGAACTGCTTGCCCAGCACGCGGTACTGCTTCTGCTCGTGGGTCACGATGACCGCCGTACCCTGCTGCTGCGCCGTTTCGCTGTTGGCAATCTGCTCGGCCTGGCCGGCAATGATGCCCTGGGCCAGCTCCAGCTCGCCCTGCAGGCGAACGTTCTCGGCCGTCAGCGACTCGATGGTGGGCTGACGGGTTTGTTCTGTATTGGCTTCTGCCATGATGGGGAAAGCGTAAAATCAGTGGTTGCTTAGTGGTTGCTCAGTGGTTGAAAAGATGCCGGCAAGTAGCGCCGGCCCCCATTCGGGCGCCGGCGCTACTCCTACCAGGCTTAGACCAGTTCCTGGTCGTTGGTGAACACGATTTCGGGCAGGATAAAGCCTACGCCCATGCTGAAGTCGGTGAAGAACTTGAGCAGTCGGTCCACGTTTTCCACCTGCACGGCCGACTGGTTCTTGACCTTGCGGCGCAGCATGATGGCGTTGCCCACCGGCGTACACCAGATCTTCTCGGTGCTGCGGTGCGAGGGCAGACCCTGCAGCTTGATGTTGGTTTTGTTGATGGTCAGATCCAGCGCCCCGCCGCCGGTGTTCTTGCCGTACTTGCGCTCCTGGCCCCGCAGAAACTGGCGCGCCACCGTCGGTGAGCAGCCCAGGATCATGGGAATCTCCCAGTAGTCCTTGTGGATGCCGTCGGCGAAGGCCTCGAACTGCTCCACCAGCGCCTCCGGGTTGGTCAGCTCCAGCGCGCCCGTCACAATGGGCGTAGTGCGGCCGGCCTGCACGTGACCGTTGATGATCATTTTCAGGCCGTTGATGGACGTGCCGGCCGGGCCAGCGACGCCGGCCACCGGGGCTTGGTACACCCCCTGAAAAATCTCGTTGAACTCGATGTCCTGCTTGATCTGCGGAATCAGGTACACTTCCACGTACCAGCGCACGAAGGGCCAGGCCTTGCGGTCGATTTCCGGGCCGTCCATGAACGCCAGCCAGGTGTCCTCCAGCTCGTCGGGATACTCCTGCGCGTCAACCTTGAGGCGGAACTGGCGGATTTCCACCGGCTGAAACTCCACCCCGGCCAGCGGCGTGAAGGCCTTCTGGAAGGGCTGCACCACGCGGCTGAAGATGGTTTTGGCCGCGCGCCACAGCGTGTCATCCGTGTTGATGGGCGTGAACATGCTCTCCGTGGTCGTCGGGGAGCGCAGCAAGCTATAAAGTCGCTGCAGGTTCTGGCCTTGGTTGAGGTAGTAGGCGCCGAACTGGGCCACTACGGCGGTAATTGCTAAAGCCATGATTAGGGCTTAAAAAGATGAATAATCAGGTTTGAGGCCAGGGACGGCTTAGCCGAGCATTTCGGCGTGCAGCTGCTCGACCAGCTTCTGCGCCTCCGACTCCGAGGTAGGATCCAGCAAATCGGCAGCGCCGTCCTTGCGCACGGGCGAGGTAGCGTCGGCGCCGGGCTTCTTGCCCAGCGTGGCCACCTGCTCGCTGAGCTTGGCATTGGCCTCTTGCAGGTCTGATACCTTTTTCTCGGCCTCGGCCTGGGCCTTCTCGGCTGCGTCGACGCGGCCGGCCTTCTGGGTCAGCTCCTCGAGCGTGGCGCCGGGCACGAGCTGGGCGCCCTTGATGCCGGCAGCATCAAGTTCCTGGTTGGCGGCATCGACCTGCTCGGCCGTGGCGGATTCGTTGCCCACCAGCGCCAGCATCGAGGCGCCGAGAACAAGCGTGGTAGCGGCAGATTTGCCGAAAAGTTGGAGTCCCATGGGGCAGTCAAGTGAAGTAAAAAAGTGGTCGTTGATTTAGAGGGAGCGGCTGGCCTGCACCAGCCGCACGCATTCGCCCAGCGCGTCCTGAAAGGAGCCCAGCGCGTCAATCATGCCGATTTCGCCGGCTTCGCTAGCGAATCCTGCCTTGCCGGCCGCGTAGCCGGATTGAACAAAAAGCTTCTCGTTGAGGCGGCCGGCGCGATTGGCGCGCACGGCGCTGAGGAAGCCGCCGGCAATGGCCGTGAGGCCCGCCTGCACGGCTTTGTAGTCGCCCTTCGCGGCCGCGGCGAAGTCGGCATTCTTCTGGCCGCTCTGCGCGGCGTATACCTCGTGGAACTTGACGCCCATCTTCTCCAGCGCCGGCTGCACGTCCATCCAGCTGGCCATCACGCCGATGCTGCCGATGGTGCACGTCTCGTGGGTGGCAATGATGGTGTCGGCCGCCGAGCCAATCCAGTAGGCGGCCGAGCACATCAGGCCGTCCTCGCACAAAGCGACGACGGGTTTGCCGGCCGCCTGGCAGGCCTTGATGCCATCCACGACGCTCTGCGTGCCGAATACCTGCCCGCCGGGCGAGTCCACGCGCAGCAGCACGGAGCTAATCTCGGTGTCCTTGGCCGTGCGCTGCAGGTCGGCCGCCAGCGACATCAGGCCGCGCGGGCCGCACTCCTGGTCGGCCTTCATCAGCGGGCCATTCACCCCCATTACCCGCACCAGAATCCCATCGGCAGTGCCGCCCGTGGCGCTACTACCCGCCTGGGGACGAGCACCGTAGGCAATAACGCCCTTACTGGCCACGCGCACGGCGAAGTCCAGCGGGGCCGCGGCAGCGCGCAGTTCGGCCAAGTCCTGGCCGAACTGCAGCGAGGCGTTGCCCATGAGCAGCGAGGCCAGCACCGGCATGTAGGAATGCAGGTGCTCACGCGAGATGAGCCAGGGGGAAGCAGACAGACGGGAAACTAAGCCAAGCATCGATTCAGGGTTGAAGTGGTGCAAAGCTGCCGGCCGCCGGGCCGGGCAAAAAGGACACAAAAAAGCCCTCGACCTGCTTGGTTGAGGGCTTCTGGCAACTGCCTGTAGAATTAGCGGAGCGCGTAGTTTTCTGCCCCGGCCCGCATGGTCCAGGCGCACTGGGCGTAAAACATATAGCCACCGGCCCACAGCTCCGCATAAGCGGGTGCCTGCTGCAGCGTGAATACCAGCCCCCCATTCACCAGCCACTCCACGCGGTCTGGATGAATATCAATGCGCAGCAGATCCGAGGGGTTCCAGCCGCCGGTCGGGTAGCCACTGCCGCTGCCTTCCACAAACACCTGCCAGGTAGCGGCGGAATCGACGTAAAAGCCGTAGCGGATGTTGGCAAACGCGGCGTAGCTGTCGTTGTACCAGCCGGCAATGCCGTAGTCGAAGATGCTGTTGTGCTGCATTTCCAGGCTGGCCCGGCCCGGTAGCGCTGCTTTTTTCGTGTCGAGGGCGTAGGCATACTGGCCGGTGGCCGTGATGGTGCCGGCTGCCTGCGTGACGGCCGACAGGTCGCGGTAGGTTACAAACTCCAGCAGCGGCCCGCCCCCGGCTGGCGGTGGGTAGAAGGCATTGCGGCTGGCCTGCAGGAACTGAAGCTTAGGCATAAGTCAGAATCACGTTGGAAGCGTTGGCGGCCGTAACCGGATTGGTTTTCACCAGCAGCGCCACGCCAGCAGCGTACTGCGCGTCGCCGGGCGGGGGCAGCGCGGCCTGCGCCTCAGCCAGCGTATTTAGGTCCGCCGTGCCGGTCCAGATGCCGCCGCTGAAGGTGGCCACCTGGTAGGCAACGCTGGCCGCGTTGTCGTCGAGCAGCATAGAGAGCAGCGTAAGGTGGTTGGTGAGGCGGATGCGCCGTACGCGCAGGCCGCTGGTGCTGCCGATGTGCAGCTCAGTCGGCCCGCTGGCACTGCCGGCGTTTTCGTCGATGACGGTCAGCTGGCCGGAAATAGCGCCCGTCACCTGACCACCGTTGCGCAGAATGACCGTACCGGCCGTACCGCCGACGCTTTTGAGGGTGGCATTGTCCAGAATCAGTGTGCCGCCAGTCAGGTAGGCACCCGGTGCCCCGGTGCTGGTGTTGTCATACACGCCATTGGCCAGCGTCACCTCGCCGCCATCCATGTACACCACCTCTGACAAAGCAAATCCCTGGCCGGTGAGCAGGCTGCCGCCCTCAAGGCGAATCTTGGCGGTGCCGGAGCATTCTACCACCCGGTGGTAGCCCTGCTCGATGACCGAATCGGATTTGACAAACGCCCGGGCCGCGCCGGTCAGCACAAAGCCCTTGCTGCCACCGATGCGCACCGGGCCGGCCACGTGGCGGAAGGTAGCCGTGCCACTGAGTTGCGCTACAATGTCGCTCGGTGAGTCCCCGCGCAGCAGGCCGGCATGCGTAAGCCGGCCGGCGGATTGCAGCACGGCCGTTCCGCCGTGGGGGAAAAGTGCTTTCTCGACTACGATATCCGAGCCGGCACCAGTGACGGAAATAGCGCCCCCTCCGTAGCGGCCCTCCTGCGAGTTGCCCACCACTTTGCAGGTAATCACGTTCTGGCCGGCGTCGGTGAGCAGGTTCCAGTTTACCATCAGGCCACCGGTGGCGTAGGTCACGCCGCCTTTGAGCGTCAGCACCGCCTGATACGTGCCCAGCGCCTCCACCGTGTCGCCATAATCCGCCTGCGCGTTGGCCTCGTCGACGCTGGAAAAAAACAACGGCTCTGCCTGCGGCCGCACCAGCCGCGCCTGCGACGTCACGGCAGCAATTGCCTGCTCAATGCTAGCCAGGAAGCCAGCTTCGAGCTTATCCGGCACCACAGCGCCATTACGAATGGTAGGCAGCAGCAGCTCATTCACTACCTGCAGGAAGAATTCGCCGTTGTCGTTGTCGAACACGGCACCGACCGAAGCCGCCGTTACGTCAGCGCCACCCGGGCCGGGACCACCACCGACCGGCTCCCACGCGTTGGCGGGCAGCGCGGGGTTGGCAGCATACTCGGCCTCCGACGTAAACGAGTAGCACACCTCCAGCTTGGCCACCGGCTCGCTGTTCGCATCCTGCCACTGCAGCGCCAGCATGGCCGGCCGGGCAGCCTGCGCCTTACCGAAGCCGAGCATGGTGCGCTGCACGCCCTGCTCCTGGTTCTGGCTGGCCAGCTGAATGATGAAGCGGTCCAGCACGGTACCCGCATCCGTGTTGGCCCGGTGCGTGTCAAGCGTCAGCGGGGCCAGCGGCAGGTAGTTCGGATCGTCCGTGGGATGGCCGGTCGGCACCGGGTTCAGTATGCCGGCACCGGGCCGCGGCAGGGCGCGGCGCACTTCCAGCGGAATGGTCTGGCCGTTGGGGAACGTGTGCTGCACCGCGTCGCCGGCCTCATACGGATAGTCCTCCAGCTGCAGCACCGGCAGGAACTCGGGCCGCTCATTGGGGTCGCCCACCGGCAGCCAGCGCACGCGCACGCGCAGGCTGCTTTTCACGCTCACGTACGCCCACAGCGGGCCGGTGGAATCCTTGCGCAGTACGAACTCGGCCTCGCCGGCCTCAACCCCCGTGGCGGCCGAGCCGGCGTCGGTGGCGTTGGCTACCCGGGCCGACTGCCCCACGACCGTCGTGCGCTGGTCGACCGTGGCCAGCTCATCGAGGTTGGAAAGCAGCAGCGGCTGGCCCAGCTTGCTCCAAAGCAGCAGCAGGCTGGCCACGTCGCGGGCCTGCTCCCGAAAGTCAGCCTCAGCGATGTCGAAGAAGTCGTTGTCGGCGAAGCGCTCCTGGTACTTCTGCTGAAAAATAGTTGGCGTGAGCAGCTGCGGGGGCGGCGGCGGGATAGGGGGAAGAGCCATTAGATAATCTGGTAAGAGAGTTGGAAGCCCGAGCGCAGCACCACGGTGCGGCCGGCCGGCACGGTGGCCAGCAGGCGCCCCTCGGCCGAGCGCAGCTCCACGCTGCCTCCGGCGCCGGGCTGCAGCACCAGGCCGCCGCCTTCCAGGCCCCGACCCGACACGGTCCAGGTGCCGGTGTAAGGCCGGGCGCGGCGCACGGTCTGCCCCAGCAGCTGCCAGTCGTAGTTGTTGCGGGCCGTTTGCGAGCCGGCCGAATACACGTCCTGAAAGGTGAGCGGCTCGGTGGGCGTGCCCACCAGCTGCACCTGCCCGTTCAGGTCGCGGTAGAGCGCCACGAAGCGGCCACCCTCCATCGTTTCCAGGCCCGCGGCCAACGCGGCCGTGTGGCGCGGCAGCACGCCCTTTAGTTTCTGGCCAAACAACTCGCCGTGACGGCCGAGCGGCTTGCGGGGCTGCTCGTAGCTGACGGTGCCTCGGGTGCTCACCAGCTGGTACCAGACGGCGCCCGGCACCAGGTCGAGCTGCGCCAGGGGGAGCTCGCCGGCCAGGGGCCAGGAGCGGAAGCTACTGGCTGGTGTGTACCAGCAGGCCTCTACCCCGCCCAGGTTGTCGAGGCCCTGCTCCTTTTCCAGGTTGCGCAGGCCAAACGGGTCGTAGCCGGCAGCCAGGTCTGCGGCAGATGCTTGCTCGACTGCCATGCGCTACACAGAAGAGCCGCCCGACTCACGCATAAGTTGCTGACGCAGAGAGCGTACCTCAGCGTAGCGGGACAAACCGACCGAATCGTGGGACAATTCAGCTGTTTTACGAGACAAATCAGCCGTTTTCTGGGACAGATTTACTACCGATTTTCCGCGTTTCTTTTTCAGCGCCGGCAGGTTCACGTTGCGCTGCACGGCCTTGCGCAGCGTCTCGTACTGGATGTCTTCCTCGCGCAGGTCGTAGCCGGCCATGAAGTCGGTGATGACGGCCTTGAAGGTGGTGTGGCGGTTGACGCACTTGCGCACCCAGGTGTAGAGTTCTTCCTTGAGCAACTCGTCGACGTGGTCGTTGAACTGGAAGATGGTGTAGTCCGTGAGCTCGGTCAGCCCGTACTGGTGCACGGGGAAGTTGCGCAGGTCCAGCCGTAGCACGCTGGTGCAATCCTCGCGCGTGCCGGCGTGGTGCAGCTTGCCCTTGATCTGGCGCCGCATCAAGTGAAACAGCATGCGGCCGTACTGGCCCGTGTTGCTGAGCACGTAGGGGCCGACGCCCAAATGCACGTCCAGGTACTTGCGCACGTGCGGTTTGACGGGAAAATCGAGGGTTTTCAGCATGTATAAAACGGATATAGTGCAAACCTATTGGCTGGCAGGGCGTGGCTAAAGGACTGCAGCCCCCGCGCTAGGGTCGGCCCGCAGCAGCAGGAAAGAATAGCCATCAGCAAGGAAGTTAAGCAGTGTTCGCAGGCAAACAAGATAGCCAAAATCCAACGCTACACCAAAGTTTCAATTCCATATAAACTCCTGATTTTTTGACCACTAACCGCACTATTATCAACTAACGATTCACTATTTCACTCAGAGCCGAAAGTGCGCCGTCAGGTTCAGCGCCTTCTGGTTGAGCTTGCCGTAGAGGCAGTTGAAGGCGGACTCGTAGCTGCTCTCAGCCGCGAACAGGGTGCCTTCTACCAGAAGGGCGTTGAGCTGCAGCAGCTCGTCGAACTCCACGCGCCACTGGCGGGGCTTGAGGTGCCGCTCGCGGGTGCGGGGCCACTCCCCTGCCAGCAGCTTTGCCAGGCGCTCATGCACGCGCAGCGTGACCCGGATGCTCATCGTTTCGGCCAGGTACAATGGCCGGTGGCCACTGAGCCAGGTCAGGTGCCGGTGGTAGAGGCCCAGCGCATCGTGCAGGGCCCGGGCCTCGTCGCGGTGCAGCGGCAGCTTCTGGTCGAGCGCGCGCAGGTTCATACCGGAATAGGTCGCAGAGTTCATCGCAGGTGCATTCTACCAGGCTCCTTACACCAGGCGCACACCCTTCGACACCCACACTTCCAGCCGGGCGCCGGTCTGGTTGTCGTAAACAATCATTTCCTTGATGGGCGACGGCCACACTTTTTCGAGCACCCGGCTGCGAAAGCCCCGGATGCCGTAGCGGCGCGCATCGTCGACCTGGTAGCGGCCGCTGGTGTCGTAGGAATGAAACGTTTTCTTGTACCCGTTCTCCCACACCACCCAGGCGCGGGTCAGGGCCGTGGCCGGCCAGCTGGTGGCGGCCACGGGCGTTGAGGAACTGGCAGTGTTAGCGGAGTTGGCAAGCATGGGCTGAACGTGAAACGTGAGAGAAAATGGGGAAGTAAGCGCGAATCAAAAGCGGCCAAGCAGCGGGTCAGGCGCGCACCAGGCCCAGCTGCTCGAGGCGGGCAGCGAGGCGAAACAAACCTTCCTCGCCGGCCAGGCGCCGCAGCAGCGTGCGGTGAGTCCAGTGCAGGGTTTCCAGCGAGAGGCGCTTGGCCCGGTCCGAGGCCTGCACCTTCAGGCCCTGGTCCAGGGCGCGGCGCTGCTGAATTTCGCGCTCGGCCGCATGTAGCGCCTTGTCCAGAGCCGTGAGGCCGCCCTGCTTGCGGTTGATTTTCCTGGCCAGCCAGAGGCGGGTACGGTCAAAGCCGTTCATGTTGCCGGCGTCGAAGTAGCCGCGGCCCTGGTGGATTTCCGCCCAGGGCAAGGCCGGGTAGTGCTCGGGGTGGCGCTGGAAGTACTCGCGGGCCAGGTCCACGCGCTGCAGCAGCAGCTCGTGGATCCGGTCCCAGTGCTGCTCGGGGGCCTGCTCCAGCGCCGGCCGGTACTGCCCTTCCCAGATGGCGAGCTTGGCCCACTGCTGCTCGAGCTCGGAAAACGGCGGCAGCTGGTCGAAAAGCAGGGTGCGCGCATACTGGAAAAACCGCGCGACGTAGGCCCCGGCCCGGGCCTTGCGGGCCGTCAGGGCGGCATCCGGCGCCAGCGGGGCCTGACGGGCCACGCGGGCCGCCGCGCGCCCCCCGTGCCGCCCTTTCGCCGCCTGGCCGGCGGCGCCAGCCCCCTCGGCGCGACCCCCCGGTTCCAGTAAGGGGGTTCCAGTTTTTTGGCCGGGTAGCGACTTATCCACTTGCCCTACTTTCTCTTGCTGAGATTCTAGTGGTTCAAGAACCTCAGTAAGCGAAAGATTCTTATGGTTGGGGCCGAAAAAAAGGCCGGCCGGCGGGGCAGTCGAATCAGCCTCCTCGGCCGCAGCAGGGCTTTCCACCGGCACTTCCCACACAAAAGCGGGGTCTATCCACACGTGAAAGTTGGCGCGCGTGCCGCGAAACTTGCGGGCCACGATCAGCCCGGCCTGCTGCAGCTGGCGCAGGTGGGCGCGCATGGTGACTTCCGACAGGCCGCGGCGCTCCATGAGCTGGCGCGCGTTGACGGCCAGCGGCGGCAGCCGGAAGCGGCCGTCGGGGCCCACGAGCGCCTCGCCGAGCACTGCCTGGCTGAGCAGCCGCGTGACCATGCGGCGCACCATGTGAATGAGCAGCAGTCCGGTTTCCTTGCCCCCGTCGCACACGGCCTTGGGGCGGGTGAGGATTGTGGCCGCGGGCCGCGCCACGCCGAGCACCTGGTGGGCGCGGCGCTGGTGCAGCTTCGGGGCCTGCTGCTGGCGCAGATTTTCGACAAGGCGATGCCAGGACAGGCGAATGCTGTCGAGCGGTAAGAGCGTCGGGCGCGTCATGAAGCGGTGATTGGAACGGTGGGGAAAGAGCGGCGAGTGAGGTCGTAGGTAAGCGGTGTTGGGTACAAGGTGGCGTCGGTGGTCCTGACAGGCGGGTGTTCCTGGCCAGGGCCGGCAGCCGGGCAGCAGCAAAAGGCGCTGACCCCCGCTCCCCGGCCGGCTGCGACGCCGGACCCGTGTGGGCCGCCCCCAGGGGGCGACGAGGAGTATCTGATGTGGTAATGGCCGCAGCGGCCTAGCCAGCCAGCGCGAAGGGCGGCCGGTGGGCCGCGCGCGTGAGCTGGTGCAGGCTCCGGCACACGTTGCGCAGCTGCTCGCTGAGTTGCTGCTCGCGCAGCAGCAGGCGCTGGCGCTCGGCGCGGGGCGTGCTGGGCGGCAGCGCCTGCTGCGCGAGCACTAGCTCGTCCAGCTCCCGGGTCACCGAGCGCTGGTCGCGGCGCAGCTGACGCAGGCGGGCGGCATCGGGGGCCGGTGGCAGGTTCAGGGCCAGGATCATGCGACCAGCCCTCCTTCCTGCCGCCGGGCCGGGGCGGCCAGTTGCTGCTCGAGGCCCGCGACCAGGCCTTCGATGCGGGTGCGGTCAGCCTGGAGCAGCTCGATTTCCTGCGCGTAGCGGCGCGGCTGGCTCTCACCCACGCCCAGCAGGTAGACCACCGTGTCGAGCTGCTCGCGCAGCACGCCCAGCTCGGCGCGCAGCTGCTGGCGCGTGGGGCGCTGGGTATCGGGGGCCGGCAGCGCGGCAATGTCCTGCAGCACGACGGGCCGGGCCAGGTTGTCGGCCAGTTGCTCGGCCACATCACGCAGGGGGGAGCTGAGCGCGGCGTAGAGGTGATGAATGGGCGTAGGCATAGAAAAAGAAGACTTAAAAAGTAGGCTTAGCGTTTGAGCTTCATGCTGGCAGAAATGGGCCGCTCGCGCTGGGGCGCGTATTTGCGCGGGCTTTGCGAGCGGCTGGCGCGGGCCGGCGCGGGGGTAAGCGCCGGCTCGGCGCGGGTGAAGCGCCATTTGAGCAGGTACTTGCCCCGACCGGGCTTGGGCGTGGCGTAGGGGGCCGCGCGCAGCTCAGCCAGTAGCTCAGCCTCGGCCACACTGTAGCCCAGCAGCTTGCCCAGCACCTTGCCCACGTGCTCAGTGGTGTACTCCGTGCCGAAGGGCGGCGTGCCGAACACGACGGCCAGGGCCTGGCTGAGCGTGTAGGGGGCGGCAATAGACTCGTTAGAACTCATGGCGACGCAGGAAAATCAAGTCGACGGAAAGAGCAGTGGAGGCCCCAGAGCGGGCGGGGGCAGCACGCATGATCGGGGCGCGTTGGCGAGTGCTAGGCCGCAAGGGGCAGCAGCAGCTGAAACTCGCGGCGGCAGTCGGTGAGGTCGATTTCGCGGATGCCGGCCGGCAGCGCGGGCACCAGCAGCGTTTCCTCCGCGAGGCTTCCCTCCTGCTGGGCCGTGCGCATGGCCGGGGGCATCGTGCCGCTGACGTACACCGTCAGGTGGCCGCGCTGGTAGGTGTAGCCCAGGATGGGCTCGGGCGTGGGCACCAGGGCGCAACCGGCGGGCAGCGCCTGCACGCGCACGCGCTTGCCGGTGCGGGCGTCGGTGAGCGATACGGGGGTGTCGAAAACCTTTTCCATGCCCTTTTTCATGCGCGGGAGGCGGGTTGGCTGTCTTCTACAAGCGGGGTGCCGCCGGACTGACCGGCCAGGCGCAGCGCGCCGCTGAGCTGGTCGCGGCGGCGGTACTCGTAGGAGAGCACCAGGGGCGTTTCCTCGCGGTAGCGCGGGTTGGTGACGTTGATTTCGTGGCAGCGGCGCTCCAGCTCGGCGAGCGGCACCAGCATCACCACGGCCGGGGGCAAGAGCGTCGTGGTGAGCGTGGCCAAATCGCGCAGGCACGGGCGGCGAGCGGGCTGCGGCGGGTCGGTGTTCAGGTGCATAGCAGTCGAGTGCATAGCAAAAGGCGAAATAGGAAGTGAGAGAAACAGGACTGGCAGATGCAGCCCGGGAGAAATCAGGACTGGAATCAGGGCTGGAGCTGCGGCGTCTCGCTCGGGCGCAGGTGCGCCGGAATGGCGTACTCGGGCATGGCGGCCTCCACGAGCGCCACCAGGTCGGGCAGGTGGGCCACCTTGCCCTGCTTGACGTGGCCCAGGCGCGTGGCGGCCGAGGCGTACTGCTGCCCGTAGCCGGCGCGAATGGCCCGGTCCACGGCGTAGTGCGGCAGGATCTCGCACACCAAAGAGAGCAGGGCGTAGTATTTCTGCTTTTCCGTCATGAGAATGGGGAAAAAGAGTAGATTTGAAACTCGTATGTATGTGTTTGCCGATGACTGCTGACGCCCTTGCTTCCCACCTCAGTATCCTTGGCCAGGCGTTGGCCGAGGCCACCGACGTGGGCGATGCGGGCAGCGACAGTGTGCTGGAGCAGGCGCGCGTGTTTCTGTTTACCTACCTGCCGCAGGAGCCGCACGTGCCGTACCGGGCCGATGAGCTGCTCGAGCTGCTGGCTCCCTCGCCCCACGCGCACCGCAGTTGGGAAGAGGAGCGCCTGCTGCTGCTGGAGGGGTTGACGCTGCTGCACCAGCTCTGGCAGCCGGCAAGGCCACCAGCGCCCGCACCTGCTCCCACGCGGCGAGTACGCTAGCGCATTGGTCGGGCGCCTGAATAAGAAAGCAGGCCTCGGCGGTGGGCAAGGCGCCCAGCACGCGGGTGCGCAGCCGCAGCACATGCTCGCCGGTGGCGGGGTCCAGCTGGTAATGCGCCTCGCAGAGTTGCCCCTCGGGGCCGACGCGGGTGCCGAGCACCGACACGGCCCCGGTGGGGTCAAATACCTGGGTGCAGGCATAGCCTCGCTCCCGCAGCAGCGCAGCAATCGGCTCGCTCAGGTGCAACAGGTTCTCCGGCAGGCAGTACGGGGCGGTGTCTTCCATCGTGTTTGGCAGGTTTCAGCCGAGGCAGCCGTACTTGGCAGCGGCGGTGAACCCGTACAAACATACGTTCAAATGAATCAAAAAGTAAAACACTTGAACAAAGGATTTTACAACAATTGAATTAAAAATGACTGAAACATCTATCAATCAGCGTCTTAAAATTTTGATTGATGCATTGGGGGTCAATACCCGACGTTTCAGTATGATGGTGGGAGTTAATGACGCCACTACCAGGACTTACTTGGACAGAGGCTCAAAGCCGAGTGCAGAGTATGTTGCCTCCATCATTAGTGCAGTTGAACGAATTAATCCGGCCTGGCTCCTACTCGGCAAGGGCGAAATGTTCCTTACCGGGGCCGGTGAGGTACAGGTAGTGGATGCCAAGCGTCCGGATGACGCTACTGACTACGAGAAGGAAGCCCTACGCCGGGAGGTTGAGCAGCTCAGGCAGCTTCTCGAAGCTAAGGATGAGTTGTTGGCGGCTAAGGAAGAGGTGCTAGCGTTGCTTCGTAAGGGGGCGTAG